GGTTCCGGGTGCGTTCTTCGACTGCTGGAACTCTCAGAACGTTATCAGACCGTTCAAAGTGCCCGACTACTGGTCGCGGCTCTGGTCGTGCGACTGGGGCTTCCGGCAGCCGTTTTGGATCGGCGAATGGGTCGTTTCCGACGGGACTTTTGTTCGTGACATGGCGGGACAAGAGATCAAGTTCCCCGAGGGGTGCTTGATTCTCGTTCGTGAATGGTACGGGCAGGAAAGAGGCAACAAGGGCATTCGCATGAGTGCCGGCGACGTAGGGCGCGAGCTGAAGTCGTGGATCGAGCCGGAGCTGAAGGTGGCGGATCCCTCAATGTGGCGCTCCGACTCCGGTCCTTCTCCTGCGGAGCGAATGGCTCAAGCGGGAATTTTTTGGCAGAAGGCCGACAACGAGCGCGAAGCCGGCTGGCAAGAGATGTACGCGAGGATCAAAGACAAGATGCTTCTCTCGTTCGACACCAACTTCCACTTTAACCGCGTGATTCCGACTCTGGAGCACGACGAGAAGAAGCTGGAGGACGTGGCGAAGAAGGGCGAAGACCATCCGGGAGACGGAGGTCGATACGCCTGCATGGCCAGACCGTACAAGAAAGACCGACCCGTGGAGAAGAGGGTTTGGTGGCAGGACGTGAAGACTCCGACGTTCAACGACGTGATGTCTTCGCGTTCTAGAACCCCGTATCAGGCGCCGGAAATCATTTAGTGGACATCAAAGAGTTCTGGCGCCAGTTCGACATCTCCGACAAGGAGCATAAGAAGTGGGAGAAGCGCGCTGACAAGGTTCTCAAGCGCTATCGACTTGAAACCGAAAGCGGTGACGGAGAGACGAAGCCTTCGTTTAACGTTCTGTGGGCCAATACTTCAGTTCAAGAGCCGGATCTCTTCTCGCAAGTCCCGAAGCCGGACATTGCGCGCAGGTACAAGGACGACGACCCCATAGGAGCGCACGGAGCGAAGGTGCTCGAGCGCTCGCTTGAGTTCGTCATGGACGACGGCGACTTCCACAAGTTCGGTAAGCGGTCAGTCAGGGACTATCAGTTACCCGGCCGCACGAGCTGCAAGATTCGCTACTGCCCAACCTATTCCACCGTCCGACGTGCGGTCGAGGTTGAGGCGCGCGGGACGCTCGGGCCGAACGGCGAGACCGACACGCTTCGCTACTTCAAGGACGACGAGGAAGTAGACCGCGAGCAAGTCCAGTACCGCGAAGGCAGCGCGTTCATTGAAGAGGACGTTGAGGAAGTCGTAGACGAGCACGTCATCATCGAGCGTTGGCCGTGGAAGAACTTCCGACACCAGAAGGCCAAACGGTGGGAGGATGTCGGTTGGGTTGATTACATCTCCTATCTCGACCAAACCCAGCTCACCAAGCTATTTGGTAAGAGGAAGGCCCGGGAGATTGAGCTCACCGTCGACGCGGCGGGAGACGAGCGCAAAGACGGGACGTTCAATCCGACTCACGCCGAAGTCCATGAGGTTTGGATCGCGCGCACGCGGAAGGTTTCGGTTGCAGTACGGGGAATCGAAGACAAGTGGATGAAGGAGGGCGAAGACCCCCTTCGTCTGGATAAGTTCTTCCCCTGTCCTGAGCCTTTGATGGCGGTGGACACGAACGATTCGTTACAGCCGATTCCGCTGTTCACGCTCTACCAGCACCAAGCGAATGAGCTAGACCTCATCACGAAGCGCATCAGCGTGTTGATGCGTGCGTTGAAACTGGCTGGCTTCTACGCCGGCTCCGAGAAGGAAACGCTCAAGAAGCTCTTCGACGCTGACGAGAACACGATGATCCCGGTCGCTGACTGGGCATCGCTGAAAGCCTCAGGCGGTGTTTCGGGGCTCATCGAATGGCTGCCGGTCGAACAGGTCGGGAAGGTCCTCACGGCGCTCTTCCGTGAACGCGAAGCGATCGTCGCCCAGATTTTCGAGCTGACGGGCGTTGCCGACATTCAACGTGGAGCCACCGACCCTCGAGAGACGAAGGGCGCGCAGGCGATCAAAGCGAACTATGCCTCGCGTCGCACTCTGGTCCCCAAGCAGGACATCGAGCGGTACTTCCGAGACGTGCTCCGCATCGCCGCCGAGATCATGGCCGAGCACTTCTCTGTCGACACGCTGGAGCGCATGACCGGGCTTCCGGTGCCTCCCGAAGTCCACATGATGCTGAAGGACGAGTTGCAGCGTCAGTATAGAATCGACATCGAAACCGATTCGACCGTCGCTCCAGATCAAGAGCGCGAGCAGGCGAACATGGCCGCCGCGTTGGAAGCCGTCACCGCCTACGTTCAAGCCATCGCGCCGCTTGTTGCACAAGGAGCGCTCGACGGTACGGCCGCCGTGCAGTTGCTCAAAGTCTATCTGCGTAAGTTCAAGTGGGGCCGCGAGATCGAAGAGACGCTTGAACAGCTCGAGCGCAATCCGCCGCCGAAACAGCCCGACCCCGAAGAAAAGAAGATGCAGATGGAGATGCAGATCGAGCAGCAGAAGGCTCAGCTCGATCAGCAGAAAGCCATGATGGAAATGCAGATGAAGCAGAAGGAGCTCGAAATGAAGCTCCAGGAAATGATGCTGAAGCTGCAATTCGAGCAGGCCAAGTCTGAGCAAGAGCTACAGATTGAAGCGGTGAAGGGCGAGGCTGAAATGCAAATCGCTCAGCAGCAAGTCGGCCAAGACCAGCAGATGCACGAACAGCAGATGCAGCAGAACGAGCAATCGCATCAGCAGAACATGCAGCAGCAGAAAGAGAAGGCCAGTGCGAAGAACGTATCGGTACGACAAGGAAGCCAAGGCGCTAATTCCGCTCGATGAATGGCTCGCCAAGTACGGCGAGCGCACCAACCGAGCCCACTACGTTCAGCCCGATCTACAGCCGTACATGGCTGTAGCGGGCGACATGGCGGGGAAGATGATCCGCTCTCGCCGAGAGCACCGAGCGTTCCTTAGGCGGAACAGCTTTGAAGAGGTAGGCAACGAGAAAGCCTACATGACCAGGCACAACGGGATGTCGGAATCGAATCCGAATCTCATCAGCGAACAGAAACGTGAGGAGCAGATATGTCGGAGTCTCAGCAAGAATCTGGAACGGTTGCGGAACCGCTAAGTTGGGAAGCCGCACTTACTGAAACTCTCAAAGAATCTACGGCCGCTAGCGAGCCTGATCCTAGTACCGAGACCCCCGTCGCGGAGCCAACACCGGACCCACAGTCCGAAGTGGCTAAAAGTGCGGAAGCTGTCGTTGAAGAGTCGAAAGACGCCCTTCAACCGCTGGAGAAGTGGCCGGACGAAGTGAAAAGCCTTTTCTCGTCGCTGGATGCCAAGGCGCAGCAGTTCCTTCTGGATAGAGAACGAGATGTTGAATCCCATCTCACTAAGCGCTCGCAAGAGCTCTCTGAGACCCAGAAGCGCTATCAACGCCTTGACGATGTACTTAAGCCCTACGATGAAGTCGCGAGACGCCAGGGTGTTGACATTACGCCGCACATTGCGCAGGCGTTGCAGCACTACATGGCCTATCAGCGCGATCCCGCATCGACGCTTAAGCAACTGATCCAAGCGAGCCAATTGAGCCCCGAACAGCTCTTTGGGCAAGAGGACAACGCCGATCCTGCCATTCGGGCGCTACGCACGGACTTGGGTCAAACCAAGGCCGAGCTAGCACAACTGAAGCAAGGTCAATCCCAGCAATCAGAATCTCAGCTCACCCAGCAGATTCAAGCGTTCAAAGACGCGAAGAACGAGAAGGGCGAGCCGCAGAATCCCCACTTTGAGCGTGTACGTCACTTGATGGCTCCTCTCGTTGCAGAGGGGAGGTCGATGCAGGAAGCCTATAACGAAGTCGTTTGGGCGGTCCCGGAGCATCGTGAAGCCGTCGCGAAGGCGGAGCGCGAGAAGTCCGAGAAGGAAGCGAAGGCGAAAGCGGAGCGCGAGCGTGTCGCGAAAGTGAAGAACGCGAAGCGCGCCGAAACGCTGCCGTCGTCCGACGCGGACAAGGGGACTGCGCCGAAGAAGGCGAGGAATTGGGAAGAAGCCTTGCGGGAAACACGGAATCGCTTAACTAACTAACTTAGGAGTAATCAATGGCTGATCCGAATCTATCGGAATTGGTCACGACTACTCTGCGAAACCGACAAGGCGAGCTAGCCGACAACGTTTCCAAGTCGAATGCCCTTCTCTCGCGTTTGAGTGAGAAAGGGAACATCGACCTGGTCGACGGTGGTCGCACGATCGTTCGGGAACTCGAGTACGCGGAAAACAGCAATTTCCAGTACTACTCGGGTTATGAAACCCTGAACATCAGCCCTAGCGATGTCTTCTCGGCCGCAGAGTACTCGTGGAAGCAAGCGGCAGTGAACGTTACGTGGTCCGGTCTTGAGAACCGCATTCAAAACGCGGGCGCGGAGCAGAGCATCAAGCTCATCGCTTCGCGCATCAAGAACGCAGAGAAGACGATGGCGAATCAAGTCTCCATCGGCATCTACTCGGACGG